GGACACTAACGATAACGTGATTGCTGGTATAGCACACGAAACTAGCACAGCAGGTGGTGATGTATCTTACCAGTACATCGATATCTGTGTACCAGTTAACAGCAGTGGAGTATTTAAGATGGCATGGGGAGAAGCAAACAACGCAGCATTTTCAGAGATCATTGAACTCAACTACCGTGGGTTTGCTACTGACTAATGGCTACTCGTCAGGAGATCAAGGAGTTAGCGGAAGCTGATCTTAAGAAGTTCGCGCGCTTGGTTAACCCCGCACGTGTGTACGGAAGCATCCATGATGATGTAATGGACTGGTGGCAGGACGAGAACGCTAACGATGACCAGCTGTTGCTGTTGCCTCGAGCGCACATGAAGTCTCACCTCGCCGCGGTATATGCCGCTTGGTTAGTGGTGAAGTTTCCTTACATCACGATCTTGTACATATCAGCTACGGCTGACCTTGCTGAGAAGCAATTGTACGCGATCAAGAACATACTGGACAGTAGCATCGTACGTCGTTACTGGCCTGACTTGATTAAACCGGAGGAAGGTAAACGTGAGAAGTGGTCCGCTATGGAGATTGCAGTTGATCATCCTGTCCGAAAGACTGAAGGAGTACGAGACCCAACAATTAAAGCTGCTGGACTTACTACGAATATTACTGGCTTTCACAGTGATCATAACTTCCTTGACGATTGCGTGGTGCCGCTTAACGCTTACACCGAAGAAGGTCGGACGAAAGTTACTAACATGTACTCCCAGTTGGCTTCGATCAAGAATACTGGCGCCAAGACCACTGTTGTCGGCACGCGCTACCATCCGAAAGATCTTTACAATACGCTCCTGACAATTGATCTGGAGATCTTTGACAATGGCGAGCTGATTGAGAAGCGTCCATTGTATGAAGTTATGCAGGAAGTAGTCGAGACTGATGGGGAGTTCATCTGGCCTAAGACGATGCGTAACGATGGTCGATTCTTTGGCTTCGATGAAAACGAATTAGCGAAAAAGAGAGCAGAGTATGTTGACAAAGCACAGTTCTATGCGCAGTACTACAACAATCCCAATGATCCGACTAGCTCTCGAATTGGCGAAGATAAGTTCCAGTACTACAACCCGGCACACATACAGCAACGGGAAGGCTTATGGTACTATGGTGAACACAGGCTCAATGTATTTGCCGCGATTGACTTCGCGTTTAGTCTCAACAAGAAAGCTGATTATACCGCGGTCGTTGTTGTTGGAGTCGATTCGGAACACAATTATTATGTACTTGCAATCACTCGATTCAAGACTAAAAGCATAGGCACTTATTTCGACGAGATAATGAAGATGCACAACTACTGGGGGTTTCGGAAGCTACGTGCTGAAGTAACCGTTGCACAGGAAGTAATTGTTGAAGATCTTAAACGGAACTACATCCGTCCCAATGGCATTGCGATGTCTGTGGACTCTTATCGTCCTTCTCGAAACGAAGGAAACAAAGAAGAAAGGATGATGGCTACGCTCGGCCCTAAGTATGACAACCGTCAGGTATGGCATTACAAGGGAGGCAACTGCCAGCTTCTCGAAGAAGAACTTAAACTCAAGCATCCTCCGCATGATGACATCGAGGACGCACTCACAGCAGCAATCGACGTTGCAGTAGCTCCGTCACGCAGACTAGGTACTAGCTATGGTAAACAAAGAAATAACGTCGTGTATCACCAACGCTTTGGAGGCGTAGCTCACTAATGGTAGGAGTAACACTTGAACTTAGAGACATCACGAATCCGGACTTTCTTGCGGAAGACATTTCGTATAAGTACAATTCGTGGGGTACTCACCGCCTGTCTAAAGAGCAGGAGTGGATGGAACTACGTAACTTCCTGTTTGCTACAGATACGAAGACTACTTCAGCCTCAGGCCTCCCGTGGAAGAACACCACACACTTACCCAAGCTCGCACAAATCAGGGACAACTTGCACGCAAACTACATGCAAGCTTTGTTTCCCAACCAAGACTGGCTCATCTGGCAAGGTGGAGACGCGGAAGCAGTAACCAAAGAGAAAGCTGCTACCATTCAGACATACATGCGCAACAAGGTCGAGATAGGTGGTTTTCAGAAGACTGTCTCTCGCTTGCTGTACGACTACATCGATTACGGAAACGCGATCAGTGATGTAGAGTACGTGCATGAGAAGTTCATAGATCCCGTCTCGGGTGAAGAAGTCGATGGCTTCATTGGTCCGCGCGCTAAGCGCATCAGCCCACTGGACATTGTATTCAATCCACTGGCGTCCACATTCGAAGAGACTCCCAAGATCACCCGTTCGTTACTGGGTATCGGTGAGCTCAAGGAGCTAGGCGAGACTAATCCTGATTATTCTTACTCGATGGAAGCAATCTTCAAAGCAGAAGATGTACGTCGGCGTATCACTACCATGGCTCAATCAGATCAAGTCAAGTCCGATGGTTTCACCATGGATGGCTTCAACAGCATTCAAGAGTACTACGGCAGCAACTACGTAGAGGTACTCGAGTTCAGTGGTAGCATTCATGATGAACTAGGTAACCTTCAGCGCAACAGGCTTATCACCATAATCGATCGTCAGCACGTAGTGCGTAACGTACCTAATCCCTCATGGAACGGTATGGACGGGATGTCTCACGCCGGGTGGCGTATGCGTCCGGATAACCTGTACGCCATGGGGCCACTGGATAATCTCGTAGGCATGCAGTATCGGATCGACCACCTTGAGAACATCAAGGCTGATCTGTTTGATCTGATCGCTCACCCACCGCTGAAGATCCGTGGTAACGTCGAAGCATTCGACTGGGCACCTTTCGTACAAATAGAGATGGGTGACGACGGTGAAGTCGAGATCCTGAAGGTTGATGCGACAGCACTGCAAGCTGATACACAGATCGCTATCCTTGAGCAAAGGATGGAAGAGATGGCTGGTGCACCTCGCGAAGCCATGGGCATTCGCTCACCGGGCGAGAAGACTGCATTCGAAGTCCAGAAGCTGGACGACGCAGCATCACGTATCTTCCAAGAGAAGATCCGCCAGTTTGAGATCTTCATACTGGAGCCTCTCTTGAACAACATGCTTGAGATTGCTCGTCGCAACATGAGCATCAAGGATGTAGTACGAACTATTGATGACGACATCGGTGTGGTGCAATTCATGGACATCACCAAGGACGACTTATCTGCACGTGGAGTCCTACGCGCCAAGGGTGCATCGCACTTCGCCGCACGTAATCTGCTCGTGCAGAACCTGACCAATGTGTTCAACTCACCGATCGCACAGAAGATTGACCCACACGTCTCGAGCATTAAGCTCGCTCGTTTGGTTGAAGAAGCATTCGGATGGCAGAAGTTTGATATGGTTGCCCCGAACATAGCCGTTAAAGAGAACGCCCAAATGCAGAGAGAAGCGAACTCTCAGGGTGATCAACTTGAACAAGAACAGGCACTAGCTGCCGAGGACCCTTTAATCGATGGACAGCCCGAGTAACGAGACCGAGAAGAAGTACGGAGTACAGCGCAAGACAATAAAAGCACTGGGTGATCTTAAGAACGTTTTAGAATCACGTACCGTACTGATCCAATTGAAACAGATTGCAGACAATGATCTAGCTGCAGTCGTTAACCAAATTCTGGAACTACCAGATGATCATCCCAACTGGGAACATAATATCGCTACACTCATAGGGCAAGCACGAGTCCACAAGAGCTATAGCGAACTTTACACAATTAAGGAGAAGTAAATGTCTGACCAAGACGTATTTGAAGCACCCGCAGCTGCACCAGCAGCCGCACCAGAAGCAGCTCCCGTAGCTGCACCTGTAGTACCTGCACCCGTTGACGCTTTTGCCGACCGGCTTAACGTGATTGTGAATGCAGATGGCACGCCTAAGTTTGCCGACGTTGCTCAAGCATTGGATAGCATCCCTCATGCGCAGTCTCATATTCAAACCATCGAATCAGAGAACGCTGCATTGAAGGCAGAGCTAGACGCTGCGAAAGCCGCTAAGGATCTTCTCGCGAAACAAGTGCAGGAAAAGCCAGCACCTGCATCTGGTCTCACTCCCGAACAAGTCGCAGAAATATCGCGACAGACTATGGTTGAGACCGCACAAGCTAATTCGGAAGCAGCTAACATCGCTGCCGTGAACGCTAAGTTCTCCGAGCTCTATGGCAGTAAGGCAACTGAGCAAATGTCTACGATTGCACAACAGTCCGGTATGTCCGTGGCAGCAGTCAAGGAACTAGCAAAGACGTCTCCGTCAGCCGTATTCCGATTAGCGGGTATCAGTCCTCAGAACCAAGCACCAGTGCCTCCCAAGACACCGGGGCAAGGATCAGGGGACCAATTCACACCTCCGCGTGTGCCAGAACCACCTAAGAGTATTATGGGCGGAAGTGACACGAAAGACTTAGTCGCTAACTGGAGAGCTGCGGGGGAAGCAATCACTCAGAAACAATAGGAGTTTCTAAATGTCCCAAAATACAGGTAATACTACTGCTTTTATTGAAGCAGAACAGTATTCGCAGTTCATTCTGCAAAACTTGCATGACGGATTGCTGCCCGATACCTTTACTCGCGATGTGAGTGATTTCGGTACAGGCACCACTCTGAATATCAAGACGGTCGGTACAGCCACCCTTCAAGAAGTCTTTGAAGAGCAGCCTCTCGACTACGCCTCAATCGATACTGGCACTGTCCAGCTGACTATTACCGACTACGTCGGTGATGCTTGGTCCATTACTGACGTACTGCGTCAAGATGGTTCACAGATTGAATCTCTGCACGCCATGCGTGGTGTTGAGTCAACTCGTGCTCTGCAAGAGTACTTCGAGACTCGTTTCCTCGCTGTTGCAAACGCTGCTCAAACAGCTGCTGGCATCAACCTCATCAATGGTGTTCCTCACCGTTGGGTTGCTGATGATGGCACTACCGTTGGTAAGATGTCTTTGGACGACTTCCGATGGATGAAGCACGCTTTCAACAAGGCTAACTCTCCGCAAGCTGGTCGCATCGCTATTGTTGACTCTGCCGTTGAAGCAACTTTCAACAGCTTGGTTACCACTACTGCCTCTACTGACTTCAACCCTCACTTCGAAGGGCTCGTCACTGAAGGCTTTGCACGTGATCACCAATTTGTTCGTAACGTATTCGGTTGGGATATCTATACCTCAAACCGTCTGCCCTCTATCGCCTCAGAAACCATCGATACTACTGGTTACCTGATGGGTGGTGCTGGCTCTAATGCTGTTACTAATGGTGTAGCCAACATCTTCATGAACGTTCTGGATGACAACACTCGTCCGATTATGCGTGCATGGCGTCAGATGCCGAAGACAGAAACTGATCGTAACGTCAAGCTCAAGCGCGACGAATTCGACGTAACTGCTCGTTTCGGTTTGGGTGCTCAGCGTGTTGACACACTGGGTGTTATTTTAACCGATCCGACTAAGTACTAGGAGTATATTATGTCTTACGAAGATAGTGCAGGACTGAGTGTCCGCAATCATTATGGCCCTAAGCTGATCAGCGAATCTGAGCAGTTAGGTGGAGAAGTTTCCACTGGTGGTTTGATGAAGCAAGGCATTTGGGAATTTGACTACGACAACCTTCCCGTCAATAGTACTGGCGAGATGGAGATGGTAATCCCTAACGGGGCGTACATCATGTCTGCTCAAATCGAAGTTGTTACAGCAATGGCAGGTACTTCCGGTACCTTGACTGTTGGTCTTGAAGAAGGCGACGGTACTGTTATTGATGTCGACGGTATTGATGCAACAGTTGCGCAAGCAGCTCTCGTTGATAACGCAGTCATCCAATGTGACGGTGCCCTTGTTGGTACTCAGATCGACGCTGATGGTCAGCTGTTGGTCTCCACTGGTGGTACTGTTACCGCTGGACGCTTTCGTGTAGTTATCGAATACCGTCAAGGTGATGTATCTGCAGTAGCCAGCTACGTTGCTGGTGGTGTTAAAGGGGCGTAAGCCCTACGAGTGGGAGCCCTTCGGGGCTCCTCCTCTCTTATTCTAGGAGAATTAAATGGCAGTTGAACACGTAGACATCGCTGATGGTGAACGTCACGAACCAAAGGGCGCAGCTACTGCATTGATCAATCAGGTATATGTATCAGATGGTGCAGAGTCCGGTGATTGGGTCTATCAGACTGCTATTCTAAATGTACGCATAGACGACATCAGCACAGCGCAAAGCGTGTGGGTCGTCTCTCCAATTGCTGGCGAGATCGAAACGATCTATTCAGTAATCGATGCTGCAATCACAACCGCTGACTGTGGACTCACAGCAGAGATCGGCGGCACACTAGTCACTGGCTCAGCAGTCACAATCACACAATCTGGCAGTGCTGCTGGAGACGTAGACTCTGCTACACCTACTGCAGCTAAGACTGTAGCAGCTGGTGGAGCTATTGAGATTATCACTGACGGTGCATCCAGTACAGCCGTTGCTGCTAACATCACAATCGTTATTCGAGGTAATGCTGCATAATGGCTAAGAAGACGCTACTTGATTTAACTCAGAGTATTCTGAGTGACATGAATGGTGACGAGGTTAACTCAATCTCGGACACTACCGAGTCAGCACAAGTGGCTCAGATCATTCGTGATACTTACGACGAGATCATCTCTAGCCGTAAATGGCCTCACCTCAATGCGCTCATAGCGTTAACTCCCCAAGGCTCTAGTCGTCCTACTCACATGGACTTAGCGGACACTTGGGCATACATCGATGTAATCAAGTACAACGTCAGGGACGCTGACGATACGAAGGATAACTACGATGACTTAACGTACATGAAGCCCGACGACTTCCTGAAGCATCTCAATGGACGGGATAGCTCTAACAGTGAAGTGGACACCATCTCTGATCCGAGTGGCGTCAAACTATTTATCACCAATGCTTCACGTCCGCTGTACTGGACTAGCTTTGATGACGAAGTACTCGTGTTCGACTCCTACGATTCAGGTGTTGACTCGAACCTACAGGAGAGTAAGTTTCAGTGTTGGGGTAACGTAGAACCTACGTGGTCTCACACTGATACACATACTCCTGATCTACCTGCGAAAGCATTTGCGTACCTGTTGGCTGAAGCCAAGAGTGTCGCGTTCAATGCATTGATGCAAGCCGGAAATCAAAAAGCGGAGCAGCAATCTCGTAGACAGCGTGTGTGGTTAGCACGCGAGAAGTGGCGTGCCAATGGTGGCATGTCCATGCCCAACTATGGGCGTAATTCACGAAAGTAAACGGAGCACAATATGCCAGCACAAAACAAACCCCTCACCGAATATGGTGACAGCCAGTCAGTACATCACGCAGACAAAGTACGTGAAGAAGCACCGGAGTTAATCGACGAGCCTCCTCGTCTTGTAGTTGCCTCGGGACCGGGCAACCTGTCCGTGATCAAGTGGACTAGCGGTGATGCACCTATCCCTCAGATGTGTGCCGGGTCATGGAACCACAAAGGCAAAGCACAAGAAGCTATTGATGGCGCAGTTGTCATCCTGAAGGCTGAAGGCAATCGCGTTAAAATGGCGGAGATTGAAGCTGAACGCGTACGTATTGCGGACGAAGAAGCTATTCAAGCTGCTAAGGAGATTGCTGAAGAGCAAGAGCGTATCCAAGCAGAAGCCGATAAGGAGCTTGAAGAGATGGAAGAGCGCGCTGATAGAGAAGCTGCAGCATCTCGCCCGAAGCCTCAAGCAAAGAAGAAAACCACCACTACTAAGTAGGAACTTAAATGGCTCAAGATGCGACCATCAAGCAGTTCAGTAACTTCTCCAAGGGGTTAATGACTGAGGCAACACCGTTGAACTTTCCGGAGAACTATTCTCTGGATGAGGATAACATGCTGCTTGCAGTTGATGGTTCGCGTGAGCGACGGACTGGTATGCAGTTCGAGACTGGCTTTGCGCATACCACTACAGCCAGTGCTAATACCGCGGTGAGCATGAAGTTCTTCAAGTGGGAATTCGCTGACGACAAGTCAGCTAACACCATTGGTGTAGTTCAAGTCGGACAGGATCTGTACTTCATGGACATGGAGTCCAATGCACCGAGTGCTAATCTACTGAACTCAGGGGGAGCATTAAACCTCCTGACGTTCATGAGCACTACAAGCCTCACACCCAAGCTGAGCTTCTCAGCAATCAATGGCGTGCTCTTGTGTACCTCCTCTGACTTCACTCGTCCAATCAAGATCTCGTACGCTACTGCTACTGATACAATTAGCGCTGTGGTGCAGAACGTACTCGTAAGGGATCTGTGGGGCGTGGATGACGGACAGGATGTCGACGAGGAAGCTACTCTGACCGATACTCATGAGTACAACCTATTGAACCAAGGATGGACGGGTGCTAACATCACTACGTGGGCTAACCCTTCCCCTGCAAATTCAATGGTCATGCACTTGGGTAAAGACTCTACCGGGGCATGGACAGAGGCGACGTTGCGTGAGTCTTTCTTCGGTAACTCCCCGGCGCCAAAGGGCAAGCACATCCTTGACTTCTTCCAACGAGGCACGGATAGAGCAGCGGTAGCTGGTGTAGGTACGGTACCCGCAGACACAGAGACTGGAATGTTCAGTGCTGTAGCAACCAACTTCGGTCGTGTGTTCTGGTCTGGTATCGAATCAAGCATTACAGATGGGGACGCTAAGTCACCCAACGGCTCCTCTCTGATCCTGTACTCACAGATCATCGAGCGCGAAGAGCAACTAGGCTTCTGTCACACTGAGGCGGACCCCACCGCGGAAGTTATCTCTGATCAAGTAGATTCAGATGGTGGCTTCATCCAGATACCGGAACTCGGGAGAGTCATCGCCATGCGTGAGATGGGTAACCAGATCGTACTCTTCGCAGACAACGGTGTGTGGTCGATCGTATCAGTCGATGGTCAGTTCACCCCGACCAGCTATCAGGTCAACAAGGTGACTACCGTAGGCATCAGTGGTGCGGACAGTATCGCTGAAGTAGAAGGAACCCTCACGTACTGGAGTCAGTCCGGTATATACCAAATGCAATTGGATGACGTCACCGGGCTTGCTAAAGTCGCAGACGTTACCCTGCAAACCATCAAGACGTTCTACAATAACATCACTAAGAACGCAAAGATCAATGCCAAGTCGTACTACGATTCAATCACTAAGCAAGTAGGCTGGCTGTATCAGTCTGATCCCAACTGGGATTTCGATAACTTTCCGGACTTCTGTGATAAGGAGCTGATCTACGACCTCCAGCTACAGTCGTTCACAGTGAACACCATTTCCTCAAAGACAGTGCAGTCACCGTACGTAGTAGGTGCTGTCATCGGACAGAGTGCCGTTGACACCAGTACGATTGATCCAGTATTAGTCAACGGTGATGCGGTATGTGTAAACGGTGAAGTTGTGGAACAAACTGTTGACGCAACCATCAGTACTACATCACGCCTGAAGTACCTGACATACACCCCGAGCGGTACAGGCTTTGCTCGCTTCACGCTCAGTAACTACGGGAACGAGGACTACCTCGACTGGGACACTGAGGACTACGTGTCATTCCTCGAGACGGGTTACATTGGCTTCGATGATTGGGCTCGCTTCAAAGCGGTGCCTTATCTGATCTGTCACTTCGAGCGCACAGAGGATGGCTTTGATGCTGACTTCAATGCGCTACACCAGTCCTCATGCCTCGTGCATGCTCGGTGGGACTGGACGGACTCAGCTAACGCCAATAGATGGGGCACGGAGTTCCAAGCATATCGGTACCTCAGAAACTACGTACCAACCAGTGTCTCAGATCGATTCGAGACTGGTCACAGAATCATTACAACTAAAAGCAAACTGCGAGGCAAGGGTAAGTCCCTCAGCCTCTACTTCAAAAGCGAAACGGGAAAGAACATGAAACTATACGGATTTGTATTATCCGCCATTGGTGGAACTCGAGTATGATAAGCGCATACAAGGATGAGTACGTGCACGTTCAATTCGAGGAGACTGAGTTTGGTCTCTTCATGCATATCGAAATGTTTAAGTGGGGTCGTGATGTGTTCTTAAGAACGTTATTGACCTTCGAGGCTATCAAGGCCGAGATGCGCGCAGTGGGTGCCACAGTCATCAAGTCTGCTATCCCAATGGGTGACAGAAAGAACGAGAAGTTCGCTGAGATGTATGGCTTGACGCCGACAGACGACGCGCTACAAAATGAAGACGGCTCCAGATTCGACAGAGTTTGGGTATATAATTTGGAGGAAGATTAATGGGTGCGTCAATCGCAATAGGTTTAGCCTTAGTCAGTGTCGCTGCAACGGTGTATTCCATCGACCAGCAGCAGGACGCTGCTCAAGAAGCAGCTAAGGCTAACAAGAAGAACCAGCAACTACAGCAGAAGAAGGCTAATGTAGCCACTGCTCGTGAGCGTGCTAAACAAGTGCGCCAATCCCGTATTGCTCGTGCCTCAGCATTGGCCCAAAGCCAATCAGGTGAAGCTACAGGTGGTAGTGGACTCGCAGGAGTTCAAGCTAACATCGGTGGTGCAGCCGCTCGGTCTGCGTCTTTCTTGAATAAGAATCAAGAGATCAGTTCTGAGATCAGTAACCTCAACATCAAGTCTAGTTCTAAGGTAGC